AATAAAACTGCTAAAGGTACATCTTACAGAATGGGTGTTCCTACAAAAGCGATTATCGCTGCTGGTATTAAAAAATTATATGGTACTCCGTACGCATATAAAAATGCCTAATACTCAACGAGTATAAATAGATGTATAGGGGTAGGGAGACTTACCCCTTTACATAACAAAATGAGGAGGGCATTATGCCAACAACAACCGCAAATTTAAATATGACAATGGGAACAGATTCATCAAGTGCTCCATTGTTACACGAAATTCTAACCAAAGTAAACAACGCAAAAGACAAACCAGCAAAGATTGCTGTATTAAAGAAGAATGACTCTGTACCTTTAAGACAAGTTTTAAAAGGTGCATTTGACCCTAATATTAAATGGGCATTACCTGAAGGTACACCACCATACAAAGAGAATGACGCACCAGCAGGTACTGAACATACAACTTTATTTACAGAAGCAAGAAGACTATGGCACTTTGTAGAAGGCGCTGATCAAAAACTATCTAAAACTAAAAAAGAGATGATGTTTATTCAGTTACTAGAAGGCCTACATAAAGATGACGCTGCTCTTATGATTGCAGTTAAAGACAAAGCACTTAATAAAAAGTACAAAGGTCTTACAGACGCTGTGGTAAAAGAAGCTTTTGGGTGGAATTCAGAATACAAAACGTCCTAAACATAAATATTATTGAGTGATTCTATAATATTCAACTATAGGGTGCATGACAGAATGTCACACCCTATAAACCTATTGATTTATCTACATTATTTGTCCATTTTTTGCTTGATTACTCCGTTGTTTTCTGATATATTATTAGTATGAAAACAACAAAGGAGAATATATATTATGTCTAAAACAAAACAATGGGCAGAAAATACTGCTGAACAAAAAGTTGATAATATAATTGCTAAACTAACATCTGGCGATATTACTAGATCAGACGCTAGAACTCAAATTATGAAAGTTGATAATATTGAGATGTTAGGTATTGACGAGAATACGGTTGACGAAGTAATTTATGAGGCACATGCCAATGCGTAAAAACTTCTTAATTCTATTTTTAGTATTCGTATATATCTGGTCTTGGTCTATATTCAATGCTGTGAATGCTGCTGAGAATAAGACTCAAGCAATTATCGGCCATGTTATTACAGAAACCGTTAAGGGAACTGATATTGATAAGATGGCAATACTAGAACAAGAATTAAAAATCTTAATGCATAAATCAACGCTTGATATGATCAAGTTGATTGAAAGTAGATTACCTGATATACTTGAAGGTATTGCTGCTGAGTTAAGATTACAATCAGACGAAAAACTTAAATGTGAATTATTGAAAGGATCACCTAATGGATGTATCTAGTATTAATTCATTTTTACAGGCACTATATTTGTATGTGCCTAAAGAACTTGTGATAATCATTTTAGCATGGGTTGTTATATCAATACAAATTTTATACAAAGATAAAAAGAATGCCAAAAAGAATAACTAAAAAATTAAAACTAAAAAGAAAACTTAAAAAAGAATTTGTAAGTAATCGTAGGTATACAACGACTTATAAAGACATTAAGAAATATTTTAGAATGTTTAATGCTGCTATCTTTGATAGTAAGTTATCGCCATTTGGCAAAATAGAGATTAAGAATTTAGCAAGAGAAAAATGTATAGGTCAAGTTGTAACCTTTGAGTGGAAAAGAAAAGGTACAAGATTATACAAGTTAGAGATGTTGCCAAAATATCCTAACAAAAAAGATTTTCTGGACACTTTAGTCCATGAAATGGTGCATTTATACCAAATGCAAAATTTAGGTGATACAGGTAACCACAATGATTTATTCTGGTCATTTGAACCTAAAGTGAACTATGTAGGTTTACAATTATAAAACAAGAAAGTATATTATGAAAGATAATGAGAAGAATCATATTGACGAGTGGTTAGTTAAACAGATCAAACAAGGTATTAATACAATCGAGTCTGTTTCAAAAGGTCCTAGAGGTAAGATAACTTTATATTACACAGGTCATTTACAAAAAGACATTTACAATAATTTTCCAGGCAGAACTAGTAAAAAGATATTTAAAGGGTATAGAAACCATTTAAACAATGACAAGTTATTATTCACACAAAAAAGATTTATGAATGATGGCTATGAATACTATGTAAGGAGAATATGAAACTACTAAAAAAACATACTGATATATTAAAAGAACTAATTAAAGGCAAGGGTTTCTTTAGAACGCCTACGGTGCCTTATAAACATACTGATAAAAAAGAAATATTAGATTTATTAGTGCAGTTATACTTAAAAGGTTTGTTAACCTTTCAAAGACAATATGATGTGCCATTGATAGGACCTAGTAATGAACACAAGGTTAGATTCAAATGGTATGATGTTATGATTGATAAAAAGAAAACAATATCAGATTTAAAACAGGTAGTTAAACATGGCAAAATTTAATTGGGAAAAACTATTAAACACGACTTGGTTTTATACTAAAGTTTTATTTTCAATGATGGCTTTAATGCTCATCACTTATATGTGGGGCACATATAACCCTAATAAGAAAGCAGTAAAACAAGCAAATGTAGAACTAGAACAATTTTATATTCAAAAGATAAAAGATATGGAGTTGAGAGAACCAGAGTTTGTATATAATAATGATATTCAATTTGTGAGAGCAATGCATAAGTGTATTGATTATATAAACTTCTCACTACCTAGATTAGATAGAGTGCCATACGAAATGATTGTAGCACAGGCCGCTTTAGAAACAGGCTGGGGCACAAGTAGATTTGCAGTAGAAGGTAATAATCTATTTGGTATTAGAACATGGGATAAAGATACACCACATATGGTGCCATTGGGTATGGGTAAGAAATGGCCTGGTTGGGGTGTAAGAATATTTGCTAGTAAGTGTGGTTCTGTAAAAGAATATATCAGACTCTTAAACGAACACCCAGCATACGAAGATTTTAGAAAGGCAAGGACTGAATTTCATGTTAGAAATTTAGAACCTGATCCATTAATATTGATTCAAAATATAGACAAGTTTTCTACAACGGCTGACTATGATAAAAGAGTTAAAAGAATTATAGTCAAAGTTAGAGAATTAGAGGAAAAATATGCAAGTGATAAGGAGGTAAAGTAATGTTAGATTTAGAACACGGCATACTTATGTTTATCTTTGGTGTTAGTTTCACTTTTATAGGTTTTTTTATTGCCTTTTTAGTGATAAACTATAATCACAGAAAAGAACAAAAGAAAAAAAATAGACCACCAAATCCTATGTATGATCTTATGAAAGATATGCCTGGGTCAAAAGCAGGAGATGATTGCCAATGAGTTATCAACCACAATTATTTGAGACCGAAGATCAATACGGCAACGATATTATACAAGGTCCTAAATTAGTAAAACAAAAATTAACAAAGGCACAAGCGATGATTGATCCTAAAAACCCTAACACGGTAGGTAAGAGTGCATGGAATCTAGGCAATCATACATTGGCAATATGCTTTATAATGTGTATTGCGTTTGTGATATATGCGAGTTATAAATGATCAAAGATATTTTAAAAGACATAAGAGAATTAAGAGATGAGATGGTTCAGCAGAACTGGCCTGCTCAAAGACTCTCAAACATCATACTAAAATACGAAATGAAACTACAAGAAGACAAGCACAAATATACAACAGAGGAACTTGTAGAGGCGACTAATAATATTCTAAAAACACCTAGTGAAAAACTACAGGACGAATTAGAACCGATTAATGATGTTTATGATGAAAGATACTAGACATGATGAATTTTTTGTTGAGGAAAAACTCTCTGGTGGTGCAGTATTTGAGAGAGGTGTTAAACAATCAAAAGAACACAAAGCAATAAGACGAATTGCAGAACCCTTAATGAAAAAACATTGGAAGGACAAGGTGACTAATTTACATAGAATTTATAGAGTTGCTGAGTATCTTCTTAAACGAAGTAAAAGGAGTAAATAATGGCTAAATATTCAGAAACAGAAAACTGGAATAGAAATGTGAGAACCATTGCTGAACATGCCAAGAAGTTTCCTATGACTCGTAAGGTTGATAAAACAGAATACGAAGATTTAGGAACTTGCATTAGATCAGATCAAGTGCCTGCTGAAGAAATTGCAGAAATCTTTACAGACAAGGCATTTTACAAGTGGTATAAAAAGACTTACTGGACAGATAAATAATACATGTTCTTAACATTAATAACATTTATTAGTGCGATAGCTATATCTCTAATAGCTGCAGGTTATTCTATATTAGGACTTGCAACACTATTTGCTGGGGCCGCTGTGCCTATTATAGCAATGGGTAGTGCATTAGAGGTGGGTAAGTTAGTTGCAGCCTCATGGTTGTATCATAACTGGCGATCAGAAATACCTAGGTCATTAAAGGCATATCTATTTACAGCAATCATAGTTTTAATTTTCATAACATCTGTGGGTATCTTTGGGTTTCTATCAAAGGCACACCTAGATCAAGTCAAACCTACAGCAGG